ATCTCCAGCGGCCACACCCGGCGCCAGCACCTGTCGTCAGCGCCATTATGAGCAAGGAAATTCCCACGCCCTACATGTGGAGTTACCAGCCACAAATGGGACTTGCGGCTGGAGCTGCCCAAGACTACTCAACCCGAATAAACTACATGAGCGCGGGACCCCACATGATATCCCGGGTCAACGGAATCCGCGCCCACCGAAACCGAATTCTCCTCGAACAGGCGGCTATTACCACCACACCTCGTAATAACCTTAATCCCCGTAGTTGGCCCGCTGCCCTGGTGTACCAGGAAAGTCCCGCTCCCACCACTGTGGTACTTCCCAGAGACGCCCAGGCCGAAGTTCAGATGACTAACTCAGGGGCGCAGCTTGCGGGCGGCTTTCGTCACAGGGTGCGGTCGCCCGGGCAGGGTATAACTCACCTGAAAATCAGAGGGCGAGGTATTCAGCTCAACGACGAGTCGGTGAGCTCCTCTCTTGGTCTCCGTCCGGACGGGACATTTCAGATCGGCGGCGCTGGCCGCTCTTCATTTACGCCCCGTCAGGCGATCCTAACTCTGCAGACCTCGTCCTCGGAGCCGCGCTCCGGAGGCATTGGAACTCTACAATTTATTGAGGAGTTCGTGCCTTCGGTTTACTTTAACCCCTTTTCTGGACCTCCCGGCCACTACCCGGACCAGTTTATTCCCAACTTTGACGCGGTGAAAGACTCGGCGGACGGCTACGACTGAATGACCAGTGGAGAGGCAGAGCGACTGCGCCTGACACACCTCGACCACTGCCGCCGCCACAAGTGCTTTGCCCGCGGCTCCGGTGAGTTTTGTTACTTTGAATTGCCCGAAGAGCATATCGAGGGCCCGGCGCACGGCGTCCGGCTCACCACCCAGGTAGAGCTTACACGTAGCCTGATTCGGGAGTTTACCAAGCGCCCCCTGCTAGTGGAGCGGGAGCGGGGTCCCTGTGTTCTGACCGTGGTTTGCAACTGTCCTAACCCTGGATTACATCAAGATCTTTGTTGTCATCTCTGTGCTGAGTATAATAAATACAGAAATTAGAATCTACTGGGGCTCCTGTCGCCATCCTGTGAACGCCACCGTTTTTACCCACCCAAAGCAGACCAAAGCAAACCTCACCTCCGGTTTGCACAAGCGGGCCAATAAGTACCTTACCTGGTACTTTAACGGCTCTTCATTTGTAATTTACAACAGTTTCCAGCGAGACGAAGTAAGTTTGCCACACAACCTTCTCGGCTTCAACTACACCGTCAAGAAAAACACCACCACCACCCTCCTCACCTGCCGGGAACGTACGAGTGCGTCACCGGTTGCTGCGCCCACACCTACAGCCTGAGCGTAACCAGACATTACTCCCATTTTCCCAAAACAGGAGGTGAGCTCAACTCCCGGAACTCAGGTCAAAAAAGCATTTTGCGGGGTGCTGGGATTTTTTAATTAAGTATATGAGCAATTCAAGTAACTCTACAAGCTTGTCTAATTTTTCTGGAATTGGGGTCGGGGTTATCCTTACTCTTGTAATTCTGTTTATTCTTATACTAGCACTTCTGTGCCTTAGGGTTGCCGCCTGCTGCACGCACGTTTGTACCTATTGTCAGCTTTTTAAACGCTGGGGGCGACATCCAAGATGAGGTACATGATTTTAGGCTTGCTCGCCCTTGCGGCAGTCTGCAGCGCTGCCAAAAAGGTTGAGTTTAAGGAACCAGCTTGCAATGTTACATTTAAATCAGAAGCTAATGAATGCACTACTCTTATAAAATGCACCACAGAACATGAAAAGCTTATTATTCGCCACAAAGACAAAATTGGCAAGTATGCTGTATATGCTATTTGGCAGCCAGGTGACACTAACGACTATAATGTCACAGTCTTCCAAGGTGAAAATCGTAAAACTTTTATGTATAAATTTCCATTTTATGAAATGTGCGATATTACCATGTACATGAGCAAACAGTACAAGTTGTGGCCCCCACAAAAGTGTTTAGAGAACACTGGCACCTTTTGTTCCACCGCTCTGCTTATTACAGCGCTTGCTTTGGTATGTACCTTACTTTATCTCAAATACAAAAGCAGACGCAGTTTTATTGATGAAAAGAAAATGCCTTGATTTTCCGCTTGCTTGTATTCCCCTGGACAATTTACTCTATGTGGGATATGCTCCAGGAGGGCAAGATTATACCCACAACCTTCAAATCAAACTTTCCTGGACGTTAGCGCCTGACTTCTGCCAGCGCCTGCACTGCAAATTTGATCAAACCCAGCTTCAGCTTGCCTGCTCCAGAGATGACCGGCTCAACCATGGCGCCCACAACGGACTATCGCAACACCACTGCTACCGGACTAACATCTGCCCTAAATTTACCCCAAGTTCATGCCTTTGTCAATGACTGGGCGAGCTTGGACATGTGGTGGTTTTCCATAGCGCTTATGTTTATTTGCCTTATTATTATGTGGCTTATTTGTTGCCTAAAGCGCAGACGCGCCAGACCCCCCATCTATAGGCCTATCATTGTGCTCAACCCACACAATGAAAAAATTCATAGATTGGACGGTCTGAAACCATGTTCTCTTCTTTTACAGTATGATTAAATGAGACATGATTCCTCGAGTTCTTATATTATTGACCCTTGTTGCGCTTTTCTGTGCGTGCTCTACATTGGCCGCGGTCGCTCACATCGAAGTAGATTGCATCCCACCTTTCACAGTTTACCTGCTTTACGGATTTGTCACCCTTATCCTCATCTGCAGCCTCGTCACTGTAGTCATCGCCTTCATTCAGTTCATTGACTGGGTTTGTGTGCGCATTGCGTACCTCAGGCACCATCCGCAATACAGAGACAGGACTATAGCTGATCTTCTCAGAATTCTTTAATTATGAAACGGATTGTCATTTTTGTTTTGCTGATTTTCTGCGCCCTACCTGTGCTTTGCTCCCAAACCTCAGCGCCTCCCAAAAGACATATTTCCTGCAGATTCACTCAAATATGGAACATTCCCAGCTGCTACAACAAACAGAGCGATTTGTCAGAAGCCTGGTTATACGCCATCATCTCTGTCATGGTTTTTTGCAGTACCATTTTTGCCCTAGCCATATATCCATACCTTGACATTGGCTGGAATGCCATAGATGCCATGAACCACCCTACTTTCCCAGTGCCCGCTGTCATACCACTGCAACAGGTTATTGCCCCAATCAATCAGCCTCGCCCCCCTTCTCCCACCCCCACTGAGATTAGCTACTTTAATTTGACAGGTGGAGATGACTGAATCTCTAGATCTAGAATTGGATGGAATTAACACCGAACAGCGCCTACTAGAAAGGCGCAAGGCGGCGTCCGAGCGAGAACGCCTAAAACAAGAAGTTGAAGACATGGTTAACCTACACCAGTGTAAAAGAGGTATCTTTTGTGTGGTCAAGCAGGCCAAACTTACCTACGAAAAAACCACTACCGGCAACCGCCTCAGCTACAAGCTACCCACCCAGCGCCAAAAACTGGTGCTTATGGTGGGAGAAAAACCTATCACCGTCACCCAGCACTCGGCAGAAACAGAGGGCTGCCTGCACTTCCCCTATCAGGGTCCGGAGGACCTCTGCACTCTTATTAAAACCATGTGTGGTATTAGAGATCTTATTCCATTCAACTAACATAAACACACAATAAATTACTTACTTAAAATCAGTCAGCAAATCTTTGTCCAGCTTATTCAGCATCACCTCCTTTCCTTCCTCCCAACTCTGGTATCTCAGCCGCCTTTTAGCTGCAAACTTTCTCCAAAGTTTAAATGGGATGTCAAATTCCTCATGTTCTTGTCCCTCCGCACCCACTATCTTCATATTGTTGCAGATGAAACGCGCCAGACCGTCTGAAGACACCTTCAACCCCGTGTATCCATATGACACAGAAACCGGGCCTCCAACTGTGCCCTTTCTTACCCCTCCATTTGTTTCACCCAATGGTTTCCAAGAAAGTCCCCCTGGAGTTCTCTCTCTACGCGTCTCCGAACCTTTGGACACCTCCCACGGCATGCTTGCGCTTAAAATGGGCAGCGGTCTTACCCTAGACAAGGCCGGAAACCTCACCTCCCAAAATGTAACCACTGTTACTCAGCCACTTAAAAAAACAAAGTCAAACATAAGTTTGGACACCTCCGCACCACTTACAATTACCTCAGGCGCCCTAACAGTGGCAACCACCGCTCCTCTGATAGTTACTAGCGGCGCTCTTAGCGTACAGTCACAAGCCCCACTGACCGTGCAAGACTCCAAACTAAGCATTGCTACTAAAGGGCCCATTACAGTGTCAGATGGAAAGCTAGCCCTGCAAACATCAGCCCCCCTCTCTGGCAGTGACAGCGACACCCTTACTGTAACTGCAACACCCCCGCTAACTACTGCCACGGGTAGCTTGGGCATTAACATGGAAGATCCTATTTATGTAAATAATGGAAAAATAGGAATTAAAATAAGCGGTCCTTTGCAAGTAGCACAAAACTCCGATACACTAACAGTAGTTACTGGACCAGGTGTCACCGTTGAACAAAACTCCCTTAGAACCAAAGTTGCAGGAGCTATTGGTTATGATTCATCAAACAACATGGAAATTAAAACGGGCGGTGGCATGCGTATAAATAACAACTTGCTAATTCTAGATGTGGATTACCCATTTGATGCTCAAACAAAACTACGTCTTAAACTGGGGCAGGGACCCCTGTATATTAATGCATCTCATAACTTGGACATAAACTATAACAGAGGCCTATACCTTTTTAATGCATCAAACAATACTAAAAAACTGGAAGTTAGCATAAAAAAATCCAGTGGACTAAACTTTGATAATACTGCCATAGCTATAAATGCAGGAAAGGGTCTGGAGTTTGATACAAACACATCTGAGTCTCCAGATATCAACCCAATAAAAACTAAAATTGGCTCTGGCATTGATTACAATGAAAACGGTGCCATGATTACTAAACTTGGAGCGGGTTTAAGCTTTGACAACTCAGGGGCCATTACAATAGGAAACAAAAATGATGACAAACTTACCCTGTGGACAACCCCAGACCCATCTCCTAACTGCAGAATTCATTCAGATAATGATTGCAAATTTACTTTGGTTCTTACAAAATGTGGGAGTCAAGTACTAGCTACTGTAGCTGCTTTGGCTGTATCTGGAGATCTTTCATCCATGACAGGCACCGTTGCAAGTGTTAGTATATTCCTTAGATTTGACCAAAACGGTGTTCTAATGGAGAACTCCTCACTTAAAAAACATTACTGGAACTTTAGAAATGGGAACTCAACTAATGCAAATCCATACACAAATGCAGTTGGATTTATGCCTAACCTTCTAGCCTATCCAAAAACCCAAAGTAAAACTGCTAAAAATAACATTGTCAGTCAAGTTTACTTACATGGTGATAAAACTAAACCTATGATACTTACCATTACACTTAACGGCACTAGTGAATCCACAGAAACTAGCGAGGTAAGCACTTACTCTATGTCTTTTACATGGTCCTGGGAAAGTGGAAAATACACCACTGAAACTTTTGCTACCAACTCTTACACCTTCTCCTACATTGCCCAGGAATAAAGAATCGTGAACCTGTTGCATGTTATGTTTCAACGTGTTTATTTTTCAATTGCAAAAATTTCAAGTCATTTTTCATTCAGTAGTATAGCCCCACCACCACATAGCTTATACTAATCACCGTACCTTAATCAAACTCACAGAACCCTAGTATTCAACCTGCCACCTCCCTCCCAACACACAGAGTACACAGTCCTTTCTCCCCGGCTGGCCTTAAAAAGCATCATATCATGGGTAACAGACATATTCTTAGGTGTTATATTCCACACGGTTTCCTGTCGAGCCAAACGCTCATCAGTGATATTAATAAACTCTCCGGGCAGCTCGCTTAAGTTCATGTCGCTGTCCAGCTGCTGAGCCACAGGCTGCTGTCCAACTTGCGGTTGCTCAACGGGCGGCGAAGGAGAAGTCCACGCCTACATGGGGGTAGAGTCATAATCGTGCATCAGGATAGGGCGGTGGTGCTGCAGCAGCGCGCGAATAAACTGCTGCCGCCGCCGCTCCGTCCTGCAGGAATACAACATGGCAGTGGTCTCCTCAGCGATGATTCGCACCGCCCGCAGCATAAGGCGCCTTGTCCTCCGGGCGCAGCAGCGCACTCTGATCTCACTTAAATTAGCACAGTAACTGCAGCACAGCACCACAATATTGTTCAAAATCCCACAGTGCAAGGCGCTGTATCCAAAGCTCATGGCGGGGACCACAGAACCCACGTGGCCATCATACCACAAGCGCAGGTAGATTAAGTGGCGACCCCTCATAAACACGCTGGACATAAACATTACCTCTTTTGGCATGTTGTAATTCACCACCTCCCGGTACCATATAAACCTCTGATTAAACATGGCACCATCCACCACCATCCTAAACCAGCTGGCCAAAACCTGCCCGCCGGCTATGCACTGCAGGGAACCGGGACTGGAACAATGACAGTGGAGAGCCCAGGACTCGTAACCATGGATCATCATGCTCGTCATGATATCAATGTTGGCACAACACAGGCACACGTGCATACACTTCCTCAGGATTACAAGCTCCTCCCGCGTCAGAACCATATCCCAGGGAACAACCCATTCCTGAATCAGCGTAAATCCCACACTGCAGGGAAGACCTCGCACGTAACTCACGTTGTGCATTGTCAAAGTGTTACATTCGGGCAGCAGCGGATGATCCTCCAGTATGGTAGCGCGGGTCTCTGTCTCAAAAGGAGGTAGACGATCCCTACTATACGGAGTGCGCCGAGACAACCGAGATCGTGTTGGTCGTAGTGTCATGCCAAATGGAACGCCGGACGTAGTCATATTTCCTGAAGCAAAACCAGGTGCGGGCGTGACAAACAGATCTGCGTCTCCGGTCTCGTCGCTTAGCTCGCTCTGTGTAGTAGTTGTAGTATATCCACTCTCTCAAAGCATCCAGGCGCCCCCTGGCTTCGGGTTCTATGTAAACTCCTTCATGCGCCGCTGCCCTGATAACATCCACCACCGCAGAATAAGCCACACCCAGCCAACTTATACATTCGCTCTGCGAGTCACACACGGGGGGAGCGGGAAGAGCTGGAAGAACCATGTTTTTTTTTTTATTCCAAAAGATTATCCAAAACCTCAAAATGCAGATCTATTAAGTGAACGCGCTCCCCTCCGGTGGCGTGGTCAAATTCTACAGCCAAAGAACAAATAATGGCATTTGTAAGATGTTGCACAATGGCTTCCAAAAGGCAAACGGCCCTCACGTCCAAGTGGACGTAAAGGCTAAACCCTTCAGGGTGAATCTCCTCTATAAACATTCCAGCACCTTCAACCATGCCCAAATAATTTTCATCTCGCCACCTTCTCAATATATCTCTAAGCAAATCCCGAATATTAAGTCCGGCCATTGTAAAAATCTGCTCCAGAGCGCCCTCCACCTTCAGCCTCAAGCAGCGAATCATGATTGCAAAAATTCAGGTTCCTCACAGACCTGTATAAGATTCAAAAGCGGAACATTAACAAAAATACCGCGATCCCGTAGGTCCCTTCGCAGGGCCAGCTGAACATAATCGTGCAGATCTGCACGGACCAGCGCGGCCACTTCCCCGCCAGGAACCATGACAAAAGAACCCACACTGATTATGACACGCATACTCGGAGCTATGCTAACCAGCGTAGCCCCAATGTAAGCTTGTTGCATGGGCGGCGATATAAAATGCAAGGTGCTGCTCAAAAAATCAGGCAAAGCCTCGCGCAAAAAAGAAAGCACATCGTAGTCATGCTCATGCAGATAAAGGCAGGTAAGCTCCGGAACCACCACAGAAAAAGACACCATTTTTCTCTCAAACATGTTTGCGGGTTTCTGCATAAAATGACAAAAAAAACATTTAAACATTAGAAGCCTGTCTTACAACAGGAAAAACAACCCTTATAAGCATAAGACGGACTACGGCCATGCCGGCGTGACCGTAAAAAAACTGGTCACCGTGATTAAAAAGCACCACCGACAGCTCCTCGGTCATGTCCGGAGTCATAATGTAAGACTCGGTAAACACATCAGGTTGGTTCACATCGGTCAGTGCTAAAAAGCGACCAAAATAGCCCGGGGGAATACATACCCGCAGGCGTAGAGACAACATTACAGCCCCCATAGGAGGTATAACAAAATTAATAGGAGAGAAAAACACATAAACACCTGAAAAACCCTCCTGCCTAGGCAAAATAGCACCCTCCCGCTCCAGAACAACATACAGCGCTTCCACAGCGGCAG